CCGCACTGCGCTCGCATTCCTGCGCCTCGCATCCATTCGCCTCATGATGCGAAGGCTCTGCCAAACATGACAATGTTCGCAGACCGACTCTAAGAGCGTGTCCGACATACAGGCAATGACCCATCATCCCGTCCAGAAAGATCTGTCGATGCGCTTCATGCTCGCGATCATGCTTGTTCTCTTCGCCGCTTGTCCGTCCGCCAGGGCCGGTGAGGGGATCGTTGGGTTCGTTGTCATCGCGGTGCCGAACGGCACGGCGCCTCCGGTCGAAACGGCCCTCTGGTATCCGGCCGAGGGTGCAACGCCGCGTGCCATCCGGATCGGCCCGTTCAGCCAGGATCTGGCGCCAGGAGCGCCGGTGCTGGGCCGCGACCTGCCACTCGTCGTGATCTCCCATGGCAGCGGCATTTCCTTCACTGGCCATGTGGATACGGCCTTCGCCCTCGCGCAGGCAGGCTTCGTCGTGGCAGCGCCGACCCACACCGGCGACAACACGGGTGACCACTCCGGCGCTACGGATCTTGGCGCCCGCACGCGCCAATTCGCGGCGGTGATCGAGTATGTGGTGGACATATGGAACCCAGGTGCGGTCAGCCCTGGGCGGATCGGCGCCTTCGGATATTCGGCCGGCGCCTTCACCGTGTTGGCGGCAGCGGGGGGGGTGCCGGATATTGGCAGGATCACCGCGCATTGTGCGGTGCACCCCGCCTTTTTCGATTGCCGATTGATCGGCGCCGCCGCGGCCGCCCCCACGCAGCCAGACTTGACGCGTGCCCCGCATGCCCTGCGCGGGCTTGTCGTGGCTGCGCCGGCGCTGGGCTTCACCTTCGGCCCCGGATCGTTGGCCGCGCTCACCATGCCCGCACAGCTTTGGCAGGCGGCGGAGGACGTCATCCTGCCCATGCCGCATTATGCGGAGCCGGTGCGCGCTGCCCTGCCACGTCCGGCAGAATTCCACAGCGTGGCATGGGCTGGCCATTTCGACTTCATGTCACCCTGCCCGGAGGGCATGGCCCGGGCCGTGCCGGCCATCTGCGGAAGCGTGCCAGGCTTCGACCGCGTTGCGTTCCATGCGCAGTTCAACGCCGAGGGGATACGCTTCATGACTGATGCGCTGCGTCCGTGAACATGTGCCGAGAGCCCTGACCTCGCGCTTGTGCTCCCTGCGAAGGTATTCCTTGCGGAGGACGCGTCACGGCACCCGACGCTTGACCACCCCCACCGACAGCGTCGCCGCAGCCAGGTCGAACGACGCCCCCGAGATATTCCGCGCCATCACCCGCACCGCGTTGTTCGACCACACCGCCGCATTGAGCTCGATGAAACGCGTCGATGATACGAGCGACGCCTGCGCCAGATCGCCCGCCCGCGCCCCGCTTACCGTGAGGTCGATCAGCGAGGTCGCCCCCGGCGCCAGGTTCGGCAGGTCCCAGGACAACTCCGCCGCGAATTCCCGCTGCCCCGACTGCGGCAGCAGCGGCGTGCCGTTCAGCACTGCCGGCGCAGCCTCCGGCAGACCGTAGAGCCGGAGCGATTGCAGGTCGATCTGCCCATCGAACCCGATCGCCCCCACCTGCGCATAGGCCACGGACGCGCCGACGCGGATGGTCTGCCGCCGATTGAAGTTGGCGTCATCCATCGGCGAACCGGCGTTCCACCCCTTGGCCGGACCGTTCCACTGCATGGTGGTGATGGACGCCAGCACGTCGCCCGCGATGTCCACCCGCACATTCCCCGCCCCGTCGAACACCCGAACGAACAGTCGTCCGCCCGACGCCCCCACCGTCAGCCAGTGCGCCAGCGCGAACTCTTTCGAGTAGTTCGCCTGGGTCAGATCACCCGCGACCTGGTCGTAGGTCAGGCCGGTGCCGACGGCAGAGGCTTCCAGGGCGCGGCGCGCGAAGGCCGCATGCGATCCACCGCCGGAGGGGTTCACCACCTCCACGCTGCCCATGCCGCGGCGATACAGGATCATCCCCGGCTCGAAGCTTTCCACCGTCCGGCCCTGCGCGTCACGCAGCAGACCCGACGCCGGGCCGGTCATGGTGTCGTCGCCCTCCTCGGAGACCACCGCCGCGAGGCAGGCCTCGATCTTGGCCTTCATGAGCAGGGCGGCCTCGTAGTCGCCGAGGTCGCGCAGGCGCGTCAGCACGGGGGCCAGCCAGGACACGTCACGCAGCTGGCCGGGCCGGCGCTTGCGGTAGATATGCAGCACGTCCGCGGCCGGAATGCGCTCACTGCTGAGCCAGGTGGCACCGCCCGGCAGGATCCAGGACGCGCCGGGATGCACCCGGTGCAGCCAATAGGCGATGGGCTCACCAGCCTCGCCGAGCGCGATGCCTTGCAGCGTCGGCGCCCCCTCGATCATGCCCGAGCGTGCGGTGTCGAGATGATCGCTCTCCAGCACCTGCAGCCGCAGCCCGATCGGGTTGGCAGGCGTGATGTCGGCCGTTAGCAGCCGCACGAAGCATTCGCCGCTCTCGACCACCGCCCGCATGACCAGCGCCTGGAGACCATAGAGGTCGAGGCGGCCCTCGGCATCGCAAGCGGTGCTGTCTGACCAGCGGCGCCAGGCCTCGGCGTGCGGCTTGTCAGGCCAGCGGGTGGTGATGCCCGCGCCGACGGCATTGCCGGTCCAGAGATCGACGATGCGTGCGGCGTAGGGGTCGTTGCGGACGGCATCGCGGGCGCGACGCGCCACGGTGGGGGCGGCGGCGCCGACCTCGGCTGTGGCGCTGCTGCCGGAAACCGCCCAGGTGGAGGAGCGACTGTCCTGCGCCGCGGCATAGCCGCGCAGCACCTGCCAGGCATCACGAATGCGCCCCATCACCTGCTTCCCACGCGGGAGAAGCTGGCGAAGGTGACGCTGGGCCGGCGCGCGGCGGTGTTCTCGGCGGCGTGCAAGACCGACAGCGCCCGGCCGAGTTCATCCAGGGATCGGTATTCCACGGTGCGGCCGTCGAAGGTCACGCGCGCTGTGCCGCCGGTGAAGGCGGCGGCCAGCACCGCAGCGCGGGTGCCGGCAGGCTGGGCCAACGCCCAGGCGAGGACGGTCGGGTCCATGGTCGTCCTCCCTATCGAAGCCAGTTTCCGCGCGGCGCTAGCCAGCCACGGGGGCGTTGGGTGTCGGGCGTGGCCGCGGGTTGCGGTTGCGGTTGCGCGAGCGCCGGCGTGGGTGCAGGGCTGGCAAGCGGCGCGTCGGCTATCTGGTCTCGCAGCTGCTGCCAGAACCGATCGCCATAGCGGTCGGCACCGAGCAGCCAGAGCGCAGCACGGGCCAGCACCGCACAGTCCAGCGCCTCGTTGCGTTCCCGCAGCTTGGCCCATTCCTGCCGGGCAAAGCCGCGACGGTCCTTGGTCGTGCGCAGCTGCTCCGCGACCAGCTGCTTGATCCATTCCGCATCCACCGCGCGGGGCAGATGCACCCAGCCAGGTGGAAACTCCTCTGCGTCGCCGCGGCCGAGCCAGAGGCGGCGATAGAGATCGGCCTTCCAGGTGGAGACCGAGACGGTCCAGAGCTTGAGACCGCGGCGGAGCTTCTGGCCATTGACCAGCGCATCCACCGGCGTCGGGCCTTGGACGGGCTGCGCCCGGTTCCAGCCATCGATGCCCTTCGTCGGCGCGATCCGCGGATCCCGCAGGCGGCGCAGTTGGCCGTAGACGGCGGCGGTGTCCCGGCCGCCGGTATCGACACACAGGCGCGCGATGCGCATCGCACTGCCACCCTGCCTGGGCCAGTCGCGCGCCAGTAGCTTCGCCAGTTCGTCCCAGGGATCGCGATCCCGCGGGCTGCCCTGGATCACCACGTGATCCACGAGCCAGGAGGAGAAGCCTTCCGCCCAGCCCCAGACGTCGCATTCCAGGCGGTCGTCCTGCACGTCGACGCCGGCGGTCAGCACCAGCGCGCCCTTGGGCACCACGCCCACGGCGAAATCCTCGCGGCGTTCCAGCAGCCGCTCCCAATCCGGGGCCTCGCCCTGCTCCTGCCAGGTTTCGCCCAGCACGGTGTTCTTGAAGGTCTTGATGTCCTCGGGCTTACCTTGAGCCGCCTCCCAATCGCGAGCGATCTGCTCCCAGGACAGCCAGCCGACAGGTGAGTAAAGCGCCGAGATGTGAAAGCCGATGGTGTGCGGGTCCTGCCCCTCGGCCGTCGCACGCCATTCGCCGCCGGCGAGCATGGCGGTCTTGTCGTGCTCGGCCATGGGGTGGTCGCAGGCGGAGCAGTGATACCGCGCCGTCTCGGGCGCGCTCTTGTGCCAGATCAGCCGCTCAAACAGCAGCCACTGCATTTCGCCGCATTCCGGGCACGGCACGAAGAAGCGCCGCTGGTCGCTGGCCAGATACTCCCGCTCGATCCGGCTGCGCCCGGCGATCGTGGGCGTGCTGACCAGGAAGGCCTTGCGCCGCCAGCCGAAGGTCCGGGCACGCGCCTCGGCCAGTGCAATCGGATCACCCTCACCAGCGACGTCGCCGGGATAGGCGTCCACCTCGTCGAGAAACAGGAACCGCGCCGTCATGGAGCGCAGCCCGACCGCGCTGTTGGCGCCCGTCAGCACCAGGATGCCGCCAGGGAATTCTTTCGACAGCATGGTGTTGCCGCTGTCCCGCGCACGGGCCGGGGCCACGCGCTCCCGCAGCGCCGGCGTTTCCTCCAACAATGGGTCAATGCGTTGCCGGGAAAAACGCTTTGCCAGTTCCACGGTGGGCTGCACCGCCAGCACCGGTGCCGGTACGTGGTGCATGATGTAGCCCAACCAGCAATTGCCACTTTCTGTCGCGCCGACCTGCGCGCCCTTCATGAACACCACGCGCCGGGCCGGATGCACCGCCGACAGCGCGTCCATCACGTCCTTCAGATACGGCGTACGACTGGTGCGCCAGGGCCCGGGTTCGGCAGAGCCGCGGCTGCCCAGCATGCGGTGCTGGTCGGCCCATTCCGAGACGGTGAGCTGCGGTGGTGGGCGGAGCATGGCGCCGACGCGATGCCGGACGTGGCTACGCGTTCGAGGCCCAATTCCCTCCGAGGCCTGCTGGATCGAAGCGATCGGCCGCCTCCGTGAGCAGGTCGTTGATGTGGCTCTGCAGGATGGTCTGCAGCAGATGCGGATCGACGCTGATCTCGGCGGCAATCAGGCCCGAGACGCGCGCGGGCCAGTTCAGCAAAGCGTCGCGCATGGTGCTGCCGATTTCGTCCAATGCGGCATTGGCCTCGGTGACGTCGACCAGGCGGCGCTTGGTCTCATCCAGTGAGAGGCGTTGCGCCTCCACCTTCAGCGCGAGTTGGGCGACCTTCAGACGGGCAAAGGGCGTGCCCTCGGCGCTGTTGGCAAGGGGCGAGCGGGCGGGATCGGCGGTCTCGGTCAGGCGGCGGCGGGTTTTGTCGATGTCCCAATTTCCGTCCGGCTCGCGTGTGATGCGGCCCGCTCGCTCGGCCTTGTGGATGGCGGTATCGCTCAGCCCGATCCTTCGGGCGGCCTCACGGGTTGATGAGGTCAGCTCGGGCATGGCGGCGACCTCCCGCCGCGCATGTTGGCGATGCTGGCCTTCTCAGTGTCTGTCCGCGAACATCTTGAATTCGTTGAGTCACCTGTGATTCGCTGGTCTGGAGCGCTTCGTAGGAGGGTGGCGAATGTGG